AAATATGCCAATAGCACCAAAACAAGCACAAGAAAATGCAAAAAGAGGACTTGAACTAAGAGGGAAATGGGAAAGGGGAGGCACTGCGGTAGGAGTTGCGAGAGCAAGAGATTTATCTAATGGGGCTGATTTAAGCTTAAGAACTATTAGTAGAATGGCAAGTTTTAATAGACATAGACAGAATTACCAACCTGATAAAAAAGAGAATGACGGCGGACCAACCGCAGGAACTATTGCTTGGCTATTATGGGGCGGAACCGCTGGTATTGATTGGGCTATTAATTTTAATAATAATAAAAATACAGAAATGCAAAAACAATTTCAAACATTTGATTGTAAATTCGAGATAAAAGCTAATGAAACAGAAGACGAGCAGTATTTTAAAATAAGTGGCTACGGCTCAACCTTTGGCAATACTGATCTAGTTAATGATGTTGTAGAAAAAGGTGCTTTCAAAAAGACTTTGAAAAAAAGAATGCCTAAACTACTTTGGCAACACAATATGCGAGATGTCCCTATCGGTATTATTGACAACATAAAAGAAGATGAAAACGGCTTGCTATTCGAAGCCAGACTGCCTAAGGATGATGCTTTTGTTAGGGATAGAATAATGCCACAAATAAAAATAGGATCGCTAAATACCTTCTCTATTGGCTATTCTGTCGACCTTGCTGAAACAGCAAAGAGCGGAGTAAGGCAATTAAAAGAAGTTAGCTTATACGAAATATCTTTAGTTACCTTTCCTGCCAACGAAAAAGCAACTATGCAAAGCTTTAAAAACGAAGAAATAAAACAAGATTTTATTGATAGTATAGACAGTATAAGAACATTAGAAAAAGCAATCGCAACACAGTTTAGCAATCAAGATGCTAAAATGCTAGTTGCTAAAGCTAAAGAGATTATGCAACGGGATGTTGCAACACCAACCCAGCGGGATGCTGAAACTATGTTAGAGCTGTCTATGAAGACGGCTCTTTTAAAAATTGAAACAATCAAATAAATGTCCGATATACTCATAAAAAGTGTAAGTGAATTGCACGGTGCAATCGATGCACTTCGTCAGCAAAATGAATTGAAAAGTGCTGAAAGCAAGGGTGTTGTAGAAAAAATACAATCCGCTCTTGACGAACACGAAGTAAAAAACCAAAACTTGCTTAAAAAATTACAAGAAAAAGATAATCAAATTAAAGAAATAGAAGAAAGGCTCATTTCTTTGACCAGTGCCTCTAATTACAATGTAAAAAGTGAAAGCAATCAACAAGAAATCAAAAACTACGAAAAATTCTTAGTTAATGGTAGAGCTGATATCGATCAAAAATACCTAAGAACTGATAACTCTGTTGCTGGTGGATTTTTAGTCCCTGCTATACAACTAAACGAAATTATTAAAAATATCGTTGAGATTAGTAATCTTCGTCCATTCGCAAGAGTAAGAACGATGGGTGGAAAAACAGAGTCAATGCCAGTCCGCAGTAATAGTGCTGCCGCTTATATGACTGGTGAAGCTCAATCTTCTACTGCGACTAAACCAGTCTATGGTGAAAGAAATCTTGAAGCTAGAAAAATGACTTTCGAATATTCTGTTTCTTACGAGTTATTGCAAGACAGCTCTTTTGATGTTATTGCTGAAATGAATAGCGAAGCGGCTGAGCAATTTGCATTATTAGAAGGTCAACAATTCGTTAACGGCTCTGGAGCTGGCAACAATATGTCTGGTTTTATGCAAGATGCTGGTATTGGCTTTATCAATTCTGGCGATGCTAATGCTATAACTTTTGATAGTGTAATCAAAGTAACTGGTGAAATCAAAACTGGCTACAATCCAATCTATGCTTTCAACCGCAAAACTCTCGCTACACTTCGCACTTTAAAAGACAGTACAAACGGTCGCTATATCTGGGAAAGTGGCAACTTAGGAGCTGGTGTTCCTGCTTCAATTAACGGTGTTCCTTATGCTATTATGCCCGATATGCCTGATATTGCAGCTGGGACTTTTCCAATCATTTTTGGCGATTTTAAAAACTATCTAATCGGCGACAGAAAGGGCTTGACTGTTGTTCGTGACGACTACACTTTGCAGTCTTCTGGACTTATCAAGTTTGTAATGCACCGCCGTGTTGGTGGTATGGTTACTAAACCTGAAGGATTCAAGAAGATTAAAATTGCCGTCAACTCTTAACTTTAATAATTAAATAATATGGCTACTTACGACCAAAAAACCTTACTAAAACCAGTTAAGGCACTTAACATTGCAGTAATCAACAGCAATGCAACTACTGCTGGCAACTCAATCGACCTAGTCGGTTTTGAAGCTTGCACTTTTGTTGTAGAGCTTGGAGCGAGAACTGACGGTATTTTCTTGCCGTTAATTCAAGACTCTGATGACAACTCTAACTTTGCTAATGTCGACGATCAATTCTTGATTGGCACTGAAGCTGAAGCTCAAATCAACACTGCTAATACAATCAAAACTATCGGCTATGTTGGTAAAAAAAGATATGTAAAATTATCTTTGGTTTCAACTTCTGTAACCACTGGAGCGACTGCATCTGCAACCGCAATCTTAGGACACTCTGCTGTTAATCCTGTATAGTGAACTGGGGGCAACACTGCCCCCTTTCCTAAACTTAAAATAATAGAAAATGAAAATAAAAGTTTTAAAAACAATTTTTGCCTCTAAAGATGAAACTGGCACTAAAATATTTGAATATCAAGCTGGTGAAGTTTATGATATTTATCAAGAATTAGCTGAAGTATTTATTAGTCAAGGCTGGGGAGTTGCTGAAGAAATAGAAATTGAAACTCAAGATATAGAAATTCAAATTGAAACTCAAGATTTTCCTAAAAAAAAGCAATCTAAAAAAGAAAAAGAAAAAGATGCTAATTAGAGACTACATACTAATTACCCCTGCAACAATCGAGCCGATAACACTAGACGAGGTAAAGCAAAGACTTCGTTTAGTTGGCAATAACGATTTTGACACTGAGCTAACAAGGCTAATAACAGTTGCTAGAGAAATGTGTGAAAATATCACTGGGCGAGATTTGATTAACAAGACTTACAAGGGCTTTTTAGATTCTTACTGTAATCAAGTCGAGTTTAGAAAAAGCAAGGTGCAATCAATATCTTTTATCAAATATTACTTTAATAATGTTTTAACTACATTATCACCAACTAGCTATTACTTTACAAATTCAACCGATTATGCTACATTAGTTTTTACTGAAGATTTTACTGTCGATAACAGACTGCAAGCGATAGAAATAGAATTTGTTGCTGGTTATGGAGCGACTGCAAGCACGGTGCCTACTACCTTAAAAGAGGCGATGCTTTCATTTGTCGACTGGTTATTCAATAATAGTGGCGACTGTGCCACCGATGGTAGCCTGATGGCTCAAAGCTTGTTTAATAGCTATATAATTGGCAAAAAACTGATGTTCACAATATGAAATGCCAATCGATCAAGAACAATATAAAAAAGATTTGCACCGCTGATTTTAACAAAAAGATAGTTATTCAAAGATATACGAGCGGAGGAAGTAGCAATCCTAATACTGATGCTGTATTGACTTATGAAACTATTGCAACCGTGTTTGCAATGGTTAAAACTTCTGCAACTGGAGATTTTGTTAATAATGTTAATATTAGCAACTCAATTACAATTGACTTTTATATTAGATACAATTCCGCAATAAATATATCACAACAACTTTTTGTTTTATTAGATAACATAAGATATAAAATAGAATTAGTAGACGATATTGACAAAGATAACAAAATAATAAGATTAAGAGCCAAAGAGCTTGGCTTATCAACATTACAAGCCAATGTAATATGAAAATGACAACCGAAGGCTTAGCTACTCTATTAAAAAACAGAAAATTACCACAAGAAATTAGTGTTGCTTTTAGAAAAACTGCTTATCAAATAGGTAAAACATTACGAGACTGGTTATTACAAGATATGAAAAAGCCAAAGACTGGACGGCAATATAAGAGTTATTTTGGAGTAGGAGGCAAGTTAAAAAAACCAAAGCTAGTAAGAGCCTCTGCACCAAGCGAAACCCCTGCGGTTCGCACTGGCAACTTTAGAAAATCCGTTAATTTTATCGTAAGAGGAAATAAGACATTAGAATGGGGAAGTGGTAAAGATGGTTTCGCAACTGGTTATAATAAAGCCCTAGAATTTGGGTCAAAGAATATGAAAGCGAGAGCACCTTTACAACGATCAATGCAAGCAAATGATGGACGATTAAAAGCATTGGCAATTAGTAATATCGAAAAAGTAATTTATGGTAGGTAATCAAATAACCAATAGGCTAAGGCAGGTTTTATGCAACTTCACCAATGATTTTAGTGATGTTGTAAATATTACTAGCCTTGTTAAAAACAATACATTAGTAACTGCAACTGCAACTAATCACGGCTTATCTGATAACGATTATATTACGATTAAAGGAGCTAAAAGAAGGGTAAATATTCAATCTATTACTTTTTCCGCTGGAGTTGCAACCATTAAATTAGCTGAAAGCCATAATCTATTTATTGAGATAGATACTAAAATAACAATTGCTGGCTGTTCTGTGGCTGGTTATAACGGCGAGAAAATAATAAAATCTTTGCCTGATTTTTATTCAATAGAAATTTATTCAAATAATTTTGGCAATGCTAGTGATGGTTATATTACACTCAATGATAATATCTATTATAATGGTTATAAACAAATAACAAAGATAAATAATGATAGTTTTTCTTATCCAGTTTTAAATTCTATTGCAAATAATACAATAGACGGTAATATTACATTTAGCAAGGCTTCGAGAATACAACACGTGGCTACGAGCGAGCGAGCTGAAGAGTTTTTTAAGAATAACACAAATCAAAAGTGGATGTTTGTTTTATTGGGAGATGAAAGAGTAGAGGAAAATGGGGCAACTTTAACAACAGACTCGCTAAGCACAAATCAAACATTCTACTTTAAAACATTGCTAGAATTTTCAATATTTGTTGCAATTCCGACCGATAATTCTAAATTTGCAAGTGCTGAGGCTGATTTGGCAAGAAGTTATTTAAAACCGATGTTAAAAAGTATTGCAAATTATCGTTTTACTAGTATTTTAACTCAAGATAAATATCAACCCTGCCTATACATTGGCAATGCAACAGATGCTTATAATATAGCTAGCTATTTACACCGCTTTGATTTTGCAATTACTGGCGAGATCATCGATAATGATGGAGTCGATCATTTTAATGATGTGGTGCCATTATTAGAAGTTAATCTTGCTATTAACAATTTTAATTCTAATGTTAATTATTAAATGAAGATAAAAATATTGAAAAGTTTTAACGATCCTAAACTTGGGCTGTTAAAAGAAGGGCAAGAAATAGAAATTGAAAGCCTTGACGATGTGCCAACAAGTCAATTTTGGCGAAATAGGTTAAAAGATAGTGTTATTGATAATGCTGTCGAAATTATTAAAACTAAAAAAGAAAAATAAATGAGCGAATATCCTAAAGCAACCGCCAATATCCTGAGTGCAAATACTTTTGCATCGCTTGATGAAAGGTCAATTCTAATCGTAGGGCAAAAACTTAGTGGCTCTGCTACTAGTGGAGAGTTAAAAGAAATTCTAACAGAAGCTGATTTAAATACTTTCTTTGGCAGAACTTCTCATATTTCAATTGCTGGAAGGGCATTGTTAAAAACTTTGTCTATATCATCAACCCGCCCTAAAGTATCTGCTATTGCTCTTGATGACAATGCAGGCGGATCTGTTGCTACTGGTTCATTTGCAATCACTGGGCCTGCAACTGCAAGCGGTTCGTTAACTTTCTATGTAGATAGCATTAAAAACGGTGCTTATCAAATTGATGTTGCTACTGGAGATACGGCGGTTGCAATTGCAACTAAATTAAAAGCATTAATCGATGCTAATCTAAACAGCCCCGTGACTGCTGGTATTTCTACTTCAATTATTACTTTAACCTCAGTCCATAAGGGACCTATTGCCAACTCAATAGGCTTAAAACTTAAAGGTTCTGTTGCTGGTATTTCTGTTGCAATAACTGCAATGAATGGTGGTGCAACTAATCCTGTTTTAACTACTCTTTTTGATAGTATTGTTAATAGCAAAGTCCGCTTTACTTCAATTGCTTATCCTAGTGAATATACTTTATCAATTCTAACTGCTTTAACTGAAGCTAGAGTTAATGTCGACAACGAAGTATTGGACGGCTTGGGAATTATTGCCAAAACCGACACCTATGCTAATAACAACAGCTTTTTAGATGGTCTTAACCTAAAAACTTTAGATGTTATTTGCAATAATAAAGTCAACACTGCAACTCACAAGGGCGGAGCTATTTTTGAAAATAACTTAACTATAGCTTCTGTGATTGCTGGTATTCGTGAATTAAGATTGACTGTTGGAGCTAATATCTCAAGTATAATGTCTAACGGCGAAGCCTTGGGTGGTTCTTATAATGCGGCCATCCCGTATTTTAACACCGTAGCTTTTGAATTGCCAATTATCGATGTTGGCAATAACTACCTAGATGTAGAGAGAACCGAGCTTAAAAACTCTGGCGGCTCTTGCCCTCAAAACAACTCTGCAAATAGTTATATAGATATTAACAAGCAATTTACTACCTACAAACTAGATAATGCTGGCAATGTCGATAAAACTTACAAGAGTGTCAATACTCTTGACACTATGTCGATTGTTCGTGAATACTTTTTCAAGAGTATAAAAAAAGACTTCTCACAACACGGTTTAACAAGTGGACAGATAGTTGCTAATCGTAAATTAGTCAATAAAGATACCTTTATTGGGGCTTTATGTGACTATTACAAGCAGTTATCTGGTCTTGCTAACATCAATACTGATTATGCTTTACTTGTTGCTAGCAACGAGGCTCTTAATTATTTTAAAGACTATGTGTCAAAAACAATTGTTATTAATCTACAAGAAGGGTCTATTATTGCTGATAGTTCCGCAAAAATAGTAACTCAACTTGAAACTATTATTATTAATCTTATCCCTAACTTCGAGGCTTAATTATGGCAATACAAGACAAACCATTATTAATTGTAAATGGTAAAACTATATCTTATAATTCTAAAGTAAGTTTTACAGATGGAACCCCTGAAATTGAAACCTCTGGTCAAATCGGCGGTCCACCAATCAAGAGAAAAAATTATGAGAATGCTTTTTCTGTTATAAAAGTAAGTATTCGCTATTCGCAAGATACTGAAGCAACTATTAACCAAATTATGCAAAATGGCGATAACAACACTATTGAATACGGCTCTAACAGATGGACTGGTGCAGTTTTAAAAAGCAATATGATTGAAAGATCGTATGGAGAAGATGTTGACTTAGAATTTAATGCTAACCCACTTTTTGCATAATGAAAATACAACTTACGAAAGTTTTAGAAAAATCGTCTTTTAACGATAACGGAACTAATACTTTTAAAGATATTGATATTATTTATCTAAAAGATGTTAATATTAATCTTGTTAAAAATTATTTTCATTATTTTAGGTCGGCTTTTATTAAAGCTTCTATGGAGTTCGTAGCAAAAAATCCAAAGCAAGAGCAACAAGGTGAAGGTGAAGCTATGTCTGCCTCTGCCATTGCTCTTGTTTTATTTAACGGCGATCAAGAAATAATTGATAAATCTAACGAAATACTAAAAAAAGTTGCCTTTAAAGATGATGGTTATAAAAATCCATTGACTGAAAGCGATATTAACAAATTAGATTTTCAAGACTGGGAAAATATCGTTTGTGAGTTCTTGGTAAATTTTTGGGTCGGCAAGTGGTTAGCTGGAGGGAAGAAGAGCTAAAATTTCAAGAAGAGATCGTTTATCTAATATCTCAAATACTAGTCTTTTATAAAGGTGCTATAACTTACAAAGAGATATTAGAAATGCCACTTGCTGAACTAGATATGATTATAAAAGCCCGCAACAAAATAATAAAAGAGCAACAGAATGTCCTTTAATGTTAAATTTATCTATGATTT